CTATTAAATTTTCAAAAACAATTATAAAAAATGGGCGAAAAAATTTTATCTCCTGGCGTATTCCAAAATGAATCTGACCAATCGTTAGTTCAAAGAGGTATCCAAGGTACTGCAACTGCATTAGTTGGTCCTACAGTGTTAGGTCAACCATTGGTTCCTACCTATGTTACTTCATACAGTGAATATACATCAAAATTCGGAGAATCATTTAAGAGTGGTAGTTACTACTACGAATATTTAACATCATTAGCTGCTAAGGATTTCTTTAGCAATGGTGGTCAAACACTATTAGTTACTAGAGTTATTAGTGGTAGTTCTAATGTGAGTACTTATGCAGAAGCAGGTGTTCCTAACTCTTTAACAGCAACTGCTGGTACTAGATCTTCTGCTTCATTTGTATTAAACGGAAACGATACAGGTAGTGCTGGAGCTAATACATTCATGCGCTTGAGTATTCCTGGTGTAAATGATTATTGGATTGGTGTAGTACAAAACACAGGTTGGTTAACAGCAGGAGCATCATATGCTGATACAGTATCAGATATATTTTACATTGGCGTTGGTGCAACTCCAACAATTGATCAAGTAGGTAACTATATCTCAGCTTCTATTAATACGAGTGCTAGTTTCTTTAGAAATAATTTCACAGCATCTTATGATAACGCTTCTGATATTTTAACTATCACTGCACTTACTAATGCTAACCAAAATAGTGTTCCTAACAATAATTGGTTTGTAAGTCGTTCATTAAATTATGTTTATGATACTACTGGTACTGTACAACTTTTTGCTAACGGTGCTGATGGTACTGTAAATAATTCATTTACCCTTGAAACATTAGCTTGGGGTGACCAAATGAATAACACCTCAAGTATTACAGCTGGTGCTTTAGCAAGCGGTACTGCAGCTAACGTTCGTTGGGAAATTACAAGTGTAAACACAGGAAGTGGTACCTTTAATTTAGCAATCCGTGCTGGTAATGATAATAATGCTCAACTTAATTACTTAGAAACATTCCCTAACTTATCATTAGACCCAGCCTTACCTAACTTTATTACTCGTGTTATTGGTGACTCTAATCCAGTTTATAAAGTAGACGGTGACGGTGTACCATACATTGACTATACTGGCTCTTATGCTAATGCTTCTCAATACGTTCGTGTTAAGTCTGTAGACTATCCACAAGTAGACTCAATTGACAACAACGGTAATTACAAATCAGGATCTTACAGTGGTAGTTTACCACTTGTTGGAAGTGGATCATATGGTGGTTCGTTTGCTGGTGGTGTTGCTGCAACAAACAGAGTTCAATTAATGAACGAAAACATCACAACAACAAACATCCAAGGATTTTCTCCAGCAGATTATGCTAATGCTTTTGGTATATTAACAAATAAAGATGAATATCAATTCAACGTATTGTTAGCCCCAGGTATTGGTTTAGATAATAGTGCTGCAGCAACAATGATCTCTACTTGCGAAGATAGAGGTGATGCTATTGCAATAGTAGATTGTAAAACATATGGTTCAACTGTAGTAGGTGCTACACAAGCAGCTGCTGGTCAATCTAGCAACTATGCTGCTACTTACTGGCCTTGGATTCAATTACAATCAGTAGCATTAGGTAAAGCTGTATGGGCCCCAGCATCAACTGTAATGGGTGGTGTTTTAGCATTCAACGACCAAGTTGGTGCTGAATGGTTTGCTCCAGCAGGTTTAAACCGCGGTGGTCTTCCAAATGTATTAAAAGCTGAAAGAAAATTATCTCAAACAGACCGTGATGTATTATATGAAGGTAATGTTAACCCATTAGCTACATTCCCAGGAAATGGTGTTGTAGTATTTGGTCAAAAGACATTACAACGTAAAGCAACAGCTTTAGACAGAGTAAATGTTCGTCGTTTGTTGATTAGATTAAAAGATTTTATTGGTCAAGTTGCAAACAACTTAGTATTCGAACAAAATACAACAATAACTCGTAATAGATTCTTATCTCAAGTAAACCCTTACTTAGATTCAGTAGTACAACAACAAGGTTTATTTGCTTACAAAGTGGTGATGGATGATTCAAACAACACACCTGATGTAATTGATAGAAACCAATTAGTAGGTCAGATTTATATCCAACCAACTAAGACAGCTGAATTTATCATATTAAACTTCAACGTATTACCAACTGGCGCTACATTCCCTGCATAAGGGGATGTAGTTGCTAATATTTATTAATAGCAATTAAACACTAATATAAAATGGCTGTATTATCACCAAACGAAATAATGTTCACAGCGTTTGAACCTAAAGTTCAGAATCGTTTTATCATGTACATCGATGGTATTCCTGCGTACTTGATTAAAAAGGCATCTGCACCTGGATTTGAAGCTGGTGAAATTATTTTAGATCATATCAACGTTTACCGTAAAGTTAAAGGTAAAGTTCGTTGGAATGACATGACTTTAGAATTATATGATCCTGTAACCCCATCTGGTGCGCAATCAGTAATGGAATGGGCTCGTTTAGCACACGAATCAGTAACAGGCCGCGATGGTTATTCTGACTTCTACAAAAAGAGCATCACATTAGACATCTTAGGTCCAGTAGGTGATGTAGTAGGTGAGTGGATTATCAACGGTGCTTATGTTAAAAATGCAACTTTCGGTGAATACGATTGGAGTGCAGACGCAGCAGTTAGCTTATCAGTAACGATAGCTATGGATTATTGCGTATTGAACTTCTAAAATTATACATTAATACTTTTAATTAAGGGTGTTTGCTTTTGGCAAATGCCCTTTTTTATTTTATATTTATATCCATGGAATTATTAAAATCATTTGATAAAACAAAACTAGATTTAGAAAATCCCTCACCATCAGGTTTTAATAGACTTGATACTATTACTGATTACAACGCTAATAGTACAGGTACACCAACCAATAAAGCAAATCCTGGAGCACCATCACGCTTTTTTCAAAAATTTGTTCCACAAGAAACATATTTACAATACGTTAAGGATTTACCTAGCAAAAGTAATTTATTAAATTTAAGTGGTCTTAATAGTAATATTGATCTTTCTACCAATACTAACTATACAATATTTGACGCTACTGACCTTGACATTGAAAAACCAGGAGTTAATGGTGGTATTCCGTACAAACAAGAAAAAGACCCAACAGTATACCCAGTAACATCACAAAGAGTAACACCATCAAGGGGGGCATTCCCAGTACAGGGAGAGGGTGCTAAAAAATACACCCAACCTTTTTCCCCAACTAAAACATACTCAGAGTTTATAAAGAAGTTTATTTAATACTACTTGGTAAACACCCTTCCCTTTCGTATATTTATATATATAATAAATAAAATAAGTTTATGGCTGAATTAAAAATTCCAACAGAAATCGTTTCGTTACCCTCAAAAGGTTTATTGTATCCTGAAACATCACCACTTTCTAAAGGTGAAATTGAGATGAAATATATGACAGCAAAAGAAGAAGATATTCTTACTAATGCTAACTTTATTCGTCAAGGTACTGTTATTGACAAATTATTACAAGCACTAATTGTAACACCAATTGATTACAATGAGTTACTAATTGGCGATAAAAATGCAGTACTAGTTGCTGCTCGTGTTTTAGGTTATGGTAAAGATTATTCTTTTACATACAATAACAGAGAAGTATCTGTTGATTTATCTACATTAGAAGATAAAGTAGTTGACGAATCACTATTTACCCGTGGTTCAAATGAATTTAATTTCACATTCCCACACTCAGGTAACAATGTTACATTCAAATTATTGACGCACGGTGATGAACAAAAAATCGATGCTGAAATTAAAGGTTTGCAAAAGGTAAATCCAAATTCATCTACGGATGTTACTACACGTTTAAAATATATGATTACTTCAATTGAAGGCAAACGTGATCAAAAAGATATCCGTGATTTTGTTGATAATTACTTAATTGCTAAAGACGCTAGAGCATTACGTGAATACTATACCAAAATCCAACCAGATATTAACTTAACATACAAGCCAGAAGATGATAGTTATGTAGGGGAGGGCATAGCTATTCCAATTTCACTTAACTTTTTTTGGCCTGACTCAGGACTATAGATTAACATTATTTAATCAAATTCATGAAATTGTATTTCATGGAAACGGTGGTTACGATTGGGACACGGTTTACAATATGCCTATTTGGTTACGTTTATTCACGTTTAATAAAATGAAAGAGTATTATAACAAACAGAACGAGGAAAACGAAAAAATAAACAATCAATTGCAAAATAAAGCCGCAAACATTGCGAAACCAAACATAAATCAAGCACCACCACCAACATATAAAGTAAAGGCGCCTAAGAAATAGGCGCTTTTGATATTTATATAGTGTAATATTATTTAATAACTTATGCCTCCTGTTGACCCAAATATAAGCCCCGAAGCATTAAAATCACTTGATGATTTTAAAAAGAGAATGGAAGAAATTAACGATCAAATCGTTGATATGGGTAATGAATTGGGTGATGATTTAGTAAAAAAACTTACTAAAGTTACCATTTCAGCCAAGAAAATAACAGACCCATTAAAGGAAGTTGAGTCTTTAAGTAAAAAAATATCTGGAATAGCAGAAGAAACAGCTGTTTTACGTAATCAAGAAGCTGTTTTATCCCGAAACTATGTAAAAGCTTTACAAGACGGTAATAAAGAAGAGCAAAGAAAGTTACTAAAAAAACTTGATCAAGTAAGATCTAATATAGATTTAAATCAACAATTACTAGCTGAATTCCAAACATTAAAAGAAGTTAGTGATGTAGAAGCAGAGATATTAAGAACTCAACAAGAACAAGTTAAGGCTGAAGAAGAAAAAGCAAAAGCCCGAAAAGACGCAGCAGAAGCCTTAAAACAACAACTTCAAAAAGCTTGGTTACCTATTAAAGGTGCAATTCTTAGTATAGTTAAAGCTGTACTTGCCGTAGATACTCAAGTAACAAATCTTGGCAGATCATTAGGCATCAGCAATAGTTCAGCAAAAGGCTTAAGAGACGAAATGGAGTCTTTTGCTAAAGGAGCTAATGATGGTTTTACCACAGTAGCAAAATTAGCAAAAGCACAAGCTGATTTAACTGATCAATTAGGAATTGCAGTTGATTTTGGTAATGAGGAAAGACAACAATTTTCTAAATTAACAGAAGTAGTAGGATTAACAGCAGATGAAGCAGGTAAATTAGCCAACTTCTCAGCCGCAACTGGAATGTCAACTAGTGATTACTTAAAAGATGTTCGCGCTGCTGGTTTTGCTTCTCAACAAGCTAATAAAATTCATATTAGTGATAAGCAATTATTACAAAGTATATCTAAATTAAGTGCAGGTATACTAGTTAAATTCCAGGGTAATCCTAAAGCATTAGCTGACGCAGTAGTACAAGCTAAGAAATTTG